CCAGATGCTCAACACTGCTGCCGGCGATTCTCCTCTTTGTGGCGTTATTTACTGCAAGCTTTTGGTCTACGAGTTGTAAAATGGGTGATACTTTATTGTCTAAAAGCTTAGTGCAGAGTTCTGATGGGTCACAGTTTCAAGATCCTTTTCAGGTTGCTCGAAGCAAGTTTGAGAGTCAGCAGGAGCTTAGTTCTTCTCCTATGGAAGCAAGCTCCGATCAGCCTCCTATGTTTAATCCTGCATCGGCTCAAGAGGTTCAAGCCTATAGCGCTTCTGGGCTCTCTGATGTTTTAAGAAAAGCAGGGATTGATGATAGGGGTTTAGCCTTAAATGAAATCGGAAGGTTTCAGCTTATAGGAAGGCTGAAGCAGAAATTCGGAGAGCAGTTTCAGCAGAACTCTCAGGCTTTGGATGTTCTTAAGGCTTTCAACGATCAGCTAAATGGTTCAGAAGATAAATCCAGCATGACTGCTGCTGTTTCTGGAGCAGACAGGACGCTTAAAGCAATCTTGGGTGGTTAATGGGATATTACATAAAAAACTTTGATAGAACTAACGAAAAAACCATTGAGCTGATTAAGCTTTGGTGGGGCGAGAAAACTGGAGAGGGCTTGGGGACGATGGCTCTGACTGACTACGGTTTTATGGTGTTTAATGAGTCTCATAGGCCTATAGCGGCTTTGTTTGCCTATCCTGTGATTGGAGGCAGCCTTGCTCTTTTGGGTTTTCCTATAGCTAATCCTAATGTTTTTAGGGATGAGCGCAGGGAGGCTCTTGGGGCTTTAGCTACAGCAGCCGAGTCAGCCATGCGAAAGCTTAATTACAGCTACGTTGTGAGTTATGCTGGAACCAAGGGAGCTAAGGAGCTTTTTTCTAGGCTTGAGTGGTTTAATGCAGAAACTCAAGTGGAGCTTTTTGTAAAGGATTTAAGAAAGGCGTAATATGGGAAGTAGTGGTGGATTTTTTCAAGATGTTTTCGATATAGGTGCTAATATCGCTACTGGCGGTATTTATGGAGAATATCAGGCAGCTAACGCTCAGGGAAAAATCGCTGAGCAGCAGATGGCTCAACAGAAAGATGATAGAGCTTTGGCTCTTAGGTTCGCTGAAGCTACTCCAGAGGAGTTAGCTCAGCTTAACAGATCCATAAGCATCAATGAAGCTGATATTCAACGAAAAGAGAAGCTTCTGGCTTCGGCCGACCCTGCTTTGATTGAGGCTGGTACGCAAGCATTAGCGCTTTTGAGGGGAGAGGAGTCTAAGACTTTGGCTCCATTAAGAAATCAGTTTCAGAAACAAGAGTCAGAGCTAAGAAACAAACTTGCCGCTCAGTTGGGCTCGGGATATGAGACCTCTACAGCGGGAGTTCAGGCTTTGCAAGCTCTTAGAGATTCTCAGTCCATGCAGCTTGCCCAAGCTCAGGAAAATACCTTGGGTCAGCTTTTAGGAGTTGCTCAGAATGTATCTGGTCAGGGCTTTGGAAATGCTATTTCAAACACAGCGACTCTTGGTCAGCTTTTTGGAGATATTCAGAAGCGCAAGCTTGCAGCACTTCAGGGCTCACCTATCGATACAGCAGGCTCTCAGTTTGTTGGAGATTTGCAGCGAGCAAGAGCTGGAGTAAAGTCTGCCAAAAAAGGCGCAGAGATAATTGGAACTATTATTGGATCAGCAAGCGGAAACCCTGCTGCTGGAGGAGGCGGAGGAGGCAGCGCTGGACAAGCCGCTAGCCCGAATCCGTTCGCATAATGAAAGAGAAAATGAGAAACGCAACATTAGGTGAGCTTTTAGGTAAAGCAGGAAGCAAGGCCGACATAGGCCTTAAAGACCTTCCTATGATCTTGGGCGAAAAAATGCCTGAGCTTCCTAAGAACAGAATTGGAAAATTTAGACTTATTCAGGCGCTTCAAGTCAGATTTGGGGATGGCTACAGAAACCTTCCTCACATAAAAAGCATTATTGATGAATTTGACAAAGAAGTAGAGACTGAGAATGTAATCAGGGCAAATATGAAAGGCAGAAACTAATATGGCAAGCATAGTTCAAACCCTAGCAACTCAAGAGAACGATTCTGGCGGAAGCGTTTCCGAATCATTACAAAGTGGATTAAAAGCTGGGGTTCAGTTAGCAACTGCAAAAGAGCAAGTTGAAACGGCTAAGGTAAAGCTTCAAGAGCAGAAGTCAGATTTGATTGCTAAGCAGGCTGGAACGGCAAATAGCTTACTAACTAATTTGGCTCGTGCAAATCCGGCAATAGCTAAAAAGATGCTAAAGACTGTAAGGGAGAAGCTCATAAACTTAGGAGTTGATCCTGATATTGCAGACTATACCATTTCTGACGATGCAAACAGAAAGCGTCAGATTGCTTTTAGTCAGATGGCTGGAAACAAGCTTACTCAGAATCCTAATTCTGCTCAGGAATACATGCAGGGTTTAGCTGACTTGGTTGGTTACGACCAGGCTGCTCAGATGTTTGATGCTGAGTTTAAGAGAAGGCAGCAGGATAAGCAGTTTGCAATCCAAATGTCTAAAGTTGATCAAGCCGAGGCCAAAGCAGAAAGAACTCAAGCTAAGCTTGATGATAGATTGATGAGACAGGAAACTCAGGCTCTTTCAAAGCGTCTTGAAGCAGACTCTGTCCCTGAGGTTGTAAACTCAATCAAGCAAATTGATAAGGAGGTCGGAGGGCTTTATTCAGATGAGGCTTCTGTAAAGTTTGATAAAATAGCTGGCTCGACTGGTTGGTGGGCTGGATTAAAGATTCCATTCACTGAGCTTGCTCCGCTTGAGTCGGCTTTGATTGCCGACAAAGACAAGCCATTGTTTCAAGCTGTTGCAGCATTAAGAAATAATTACTTAAAACTTAGATCGGGCGGCGCAGTTACGTCTCCAGAAGCAGACAGATTTCTTCAAGAGCTTGGTCAAGGCAATATCAGATCAGGTAAGGACTTGCAAAATGGTATTCAGCTCCTAACTGATGCTATGAGAGAAAAGGTCAAAACTATTGAAGCTGGTTATACTCCTGAAGCGGTTAAACTTCTTGCTGAGCGTGGCGCTCCAGTTTCAAGCAAAAACATCCCAAGCGCAGGACAAAAAAAGGAAGCCGTGATGGCTCCAGATCAGAAGCTTATTGAGTTTGAGGCTTTTTTGGACAAAAAACAGCTAACCCCAGAACAAAAGAAAAAAGCATTAGAGCAATTTAAGGCAAAACAAGCTACTGCAAAGGGTATGTAATGGCAGGCATTAAAGGAATGGCGAATCCAGAACAAGTTAAGCCAGTGAGTCCAGAGTTGAATATCCAGGCTCCTGAGGGCATGAGATTTAGCTCTCCACAAGATCAGTACGTTGATGGTTCTGATGTTGATATTGATTCTTTGGTTGCAGAATTTGAGGGCGGAGTTCAGGCTCAGTCGATCAATCAGCAACCAGCTCAGGACATTGATATTGATTCGCTTATGAGCGAGTTTGAGCAACAAACTGAGCCTATGGGTTTTCTGGGCGAAGCCGCTGCTCGTGCTAAATCAAGCTTTGCTATAACTCAAAAAGAGCTTAAGCAATCTTTGGAAGATTCTTACGGCAAGCAGAATGTTCGACAAGTTGGTGAGGATCTTCAGTACAGGAATGGAACCAAAGGAGACTGGCAGACCTGGGATGCTGGCTTTGAGCCTGTTGGAGATGTTTTAGACTTTACCAGAAGTGTTGTTGAGGAAGTTCCAGCTAGTGCTGCAACGGCTTTAGCGGCCATTCCTGCTGTCGCTACAGCGATTGGAACTGGAGGAGCTGGGGTTCCTCTTGCTGCCGGACAAATAGCTGCTGCTAGATCAGCCGGCGGAGTTGTAGGACAAGCTCTTGGAGATGCTGTTCAGGCTCTTGTAGGCATTGAGCGCGATCCAGAAAGATCGGCAGCAGTTGAATATAGTCTCACGGCCGCTTTGAGTCCGATTGCTGGAGCCATAGGTGATTTTGCAACCAAGAAGCTTGCTCAGAGAACTTCTCAGCAGGCTAAGCTTTTAGCTCCAAAGGATTTATTTAAATCCGAGGTTGTAAACATTTCTGAGTCGGTTGATTTCCTGAAAAACCAAGGGATGCTTCAAAACATTCCTGGAACTGACACCCCCTTGATTCTTTCTCAGCTAAACCCATCAAACGCTAGCGCTCAGATGGTTGCTCAAAAAGCCTCTAAGCTGCCTCAGTTCAGACAAGCCTTAGAGGAGCAAGCCCAAGGCATAGAAAATGGCCTACAGGGCTTTATAAGAGGTTTAGGGAATGTTTTAGGAGAGACTCCTGAGACTGGAACTAAGTTCAAGAATCTTGTGGTTGAAAACATTAAGCGCGAGGGCAAGCTGATAGGTGATGCAAGGAAGCTTCTGGTTGATCAGGCTGGAAATGCTGAGCTTCCTGTCCCTAAGCTTAAAAAAGCAGTAGAGAACTATGCTTCTGAGCTTGGGTTTAAAGTCGGCGGGCAGAATGATTTAAAAGCTATGAAAGATTTCTTGGTTGAAGAACAAGGGTTCAGCAAGCAAGCTGCTGATTTGATTACCAACAAAACCTCCAAGATGCTTGAAAGAGTTACCAACAAAGAAGGCAGAATGACTGCTGAAGAACTCATGGGAGCGTATGTAGAGCTTAACGGAGCCTATAGGAACGTGGTTGAGCGCGGAATGGATGCTGATCCACTTTTCAGAAGAAAGCTTGGAGAGCTTAGAAGGTTCATAGCTGATGAGATTACTGAAAAAGTAGGAGTCATAGCTGATCCTGTTGCTAAGTCAAAATATGTAAACAGCCTAGCAGAATACAAGCAGTTAGTTGAAGCTGCTGATGAGTTCAAGAGTTTATTTAAAAACGAAAAGATTGCATCACACAGCCTGAGCAAGGCCATATTTGATAAAGGCAAAGGCGGTTTAGATAATCTTGAAGCTGCTAAGGTTTTGCTTAAAGACTCTCCTGAGCTTTTTGATGAAGTAAAAGGAAACTATCTGAAAGAAATCAGAGCTAAGCACTTTAATTCTGCAACAGGGAAAACCAACTGGAACGGGTTTCTTAAAGACGTAAACAGCTTAGGACCTGAGATGATTGATTCGGCTTTTGGTTCTAATGCTAAAGAGGGCTTAAAGCACTGGACTACAGTTATGAAAGCTGTAGAGGAAGGCTTGCCTAATCTGGAGAATCCAAAAGAAAAGGCTAAACTTGTTAAAGACCTTGTGCTTTCAGCTAAGTCTAAAGTTGCAGCAGCTAATACTGCCGTGAGTGAAATCTTAGACTTAGATACCCAGAAGTATTTAGCTCAAGCAATCAGCCGAGATGGAATCGAGAGCTTTTTAGCTACTGTCCCAAAAGATCAGAAGTCCTTAGTTCGTTCTATTCTTGAGGGAGTTCAAAAAGGTGCTCAAGCTTCTGCTATTGCGCTTCCTGCTGCAACCAGAGAGACAATCAGAGAGAAGCGGGAGACCAAACAGTAATGAAATTCATTGACGATGCTGCCGTAGATAGTCTTGCTAAAAGCTCAACCATACTTCAGTGCATGGTTCAGCTCTTAGACTTCGAGTGCAGCAAATATCATGTTCAAGCAGAACTCATAGACGCCGAAAACAACACAGCTTTGATAAACTGCGACCCCATGACTCCTCAGCAGATTCTTGAAGTCTGCAAGAAAGTAAGCTCGCAGTTCAAAAGAAAAGATGGCAAGTTTTCATGCTTGCCTAAAGAAAATAACGAAATCTTTGTAGTGTGTGAAGCCGGAAAGCTCGAAGATTACTGTCAGGTTAATTGATTTCAGACAGAGGGCTGTTCATGCTCTGCATTTCAGAAACATAATTTAGAAATCCTGCAACAAAAGCTATCTTAGTGTTTTTGGTTTGCCCTGCTTCAATAATCTGCTTTGATCTTCTGTCGATCTCTCTCCACTGCTCCATAGTTAGGTCTCCTATGTCTAAAGCCTTGTTGTGATCAAGCTCAATCAAGAACATTCTTTTTTCTATCATCACTTCCACCTTTCAGCTTCTACTTTTTGATTTCTCTGATCAGCCGAATAAGCCCAAAGTATATTCCAAGCGGTAAAAGCAAGTAGAAATATAATCCCGATAAGAAAAATAAGCAAAGCTGCAACACATTCATCATGTCCATATTTAGTCCTCCATTTCATTGTTTAACTCGTAAGCAATTAAAAGAATAAGAAGTATTCCGATCATTAGCTGTAGTTCATTCATCTTTGTAAATCTTTCCAGCAGCTTTGCATGAGTAGTTGTCAAGTATGTGAACCTTTTCGTGGTAGAAATACTTGGTTTCATTGTCTACAAAAACCAGCCCAAATCCCATTTGCCATTGGTGATGGCCTTTGACATACCCGAAGATTTTATCGTTACGCTTATCTCCAAGCCAGCCTACTGAAAAGCAAACATGGTTGGTTCCATCCAGTCCAACCACATGAGACTCCTCAAGTCTGTGGATATGGCCGTAAACCAGAGAGCAGATTGCTTTGCTTGCCGTAGCCTTAGCAGAGTTGCTTAGCGGCTCGTGGCGGGCTTTCAGAACGCTTCCTCCAACGTCATATTGCTGACTTGGTGAATAAGCATGAAAAGTCCACCCAGATCGCTGATTCATTTTCAGAATCAGTTCTGTTGACGTTACTCCAAACAATGCTGGGGCTTTGTTGCACAAGTATCTTTCCAGTCTAAACTCATGGTTTCCTTCTATGTAAACCTTCTTAGCAAACGGGAAAAGAGTATCAAGCTCATCAAGTCCGGCAATTACATCTTGAACCTCTAGGACTAAATTCTGCTGAACCATCGGATGCTTGTCGTGACCTGATGTCGCATAGAAGTCTCCATAATCTCCAAGAATCACTATTTCAAAATCAGCTATATGAAAGTATTTTTTCACTATGTCCTGATAGACTCTAATCATAAGAGCATAAGCTTTTCTGTCGTGATAGGGTCTGTGGGTGTCTGGAATCAGCAAAACAATTCGTAAAGGCTTGTTCATCAACTACAGGCTAAGTGCTAAAGCTTAAAACTTTAACATTCTTGAGGTCTAGTTTTCATTTCTGCTACAAAGCGGAGTTGTCTAAAACTGCATAAACGATTTGACCTTCGGCAGGAATAAACTTGATTTTCTTCATCGTCACAAGAGTTTTCAGATGCTCGTCAAGCTGAGCCGAGGTTGCATGCTTGTAGGTGTAGCGAACTAAATCCTGCTTAGTCCACTGAGGTTTTTTTCTCATCACTTCCCAGACAAGACTAAAAGACATCAGGTTCTTGTTTTCTCCAGTTGTACTAAATGGGGCATACATGTCTGATTCGATTGTTTCGAGAAGCCTACATGCTGCCATCAGGTGTTCTGGAGTTATAATCAGTTCATCGGACTGGTCAGCAGCAAGAACCTGACTTAGCTTCAAACAATGCCACATCTTTCTGGAATAATACGAAGCCATCTCTCCCTTAGGGTTCTCATCTATCTTGGCATTACGTTTTTCGAGAATCTCGTTATAAGCCTCTTTAAAGCCCTTTGTGGTCTTAAACCTTCCAGCCATACTAGCTATGGAGTTTAAATCAGCTATGAGCTTATTACGCTCCTCTGGAGAGTTTTTAGTCCCTACTTCTTCTTCGTCAAGCCAGCCTAGGTTTCCTCTGAACCTTTCTTTCTCTGAAATAAACAGAACTCTGGAAGCAAATCCCCCTGCTATTCCGTTCTTTCCTATAGCCTCCATCAGCCATGTCGGAGTAGAGCAGTAGAGCAGGTTTAAGCATGGGTTGAAAATAGTTATGTCTCCTCCGCTGAGCGTTTCCTTATTCCAGCCCTTTTTCACTGACCAGATATTCGGATCGCCGCAATCGTAGAAGTCAGTAAGAAGCTCCTGCACTCCTCCTAAACCCTTAGCGTCACCTATGGTTACTTTAGCTTCAGACGAGTAGCTGAAAATGCTTGAGTTCTTATAAACCACTCCTTCATATTCAAAAGTCTTTCTGTTTCCAGCATCAGACATTTGCTTGATTAGGCTTGCTCCACTCATTTGAGTAGACATGAAGTTCAGCCCATCTACTTCATAAAGCAGTTCCATGATTGCTCTGCCGGCTGTAGATTTATTTGCTATTCCTGAGTCAGCTATCAGCATCACGAATAGATTCGGAAAGATTACCTGAGTTCCGTTGTAAACTATCCAAGTCCTGCGCTCCAAGCATCCAGCTATTCCTGAGATTGCAGACCAAAGGAGAAACTTCTGACTTACTCCTAAGTTTTTGTTGTAGTCCAAAAAGGCTTCAATGAAGCTTGGATAATTCCTAGACATCTTTCAGTCCTCCCCAGACAGTTCCCATTCTAAACCTAGGAACAGGATAGCATGCTCCGAACTGGGTTTTAACAATAAGCTGCCACGAACTGCACTTGCTGATTATTTCATAAGCTTCCTCTAGACTACCTGCTTGAACCAAAACTGATCTTGAGTTCAAAGCAACAACAGGAAGATCGGCAGATGTAATCAGATTGTTTAACACATCAGCCTGTAAGCTCCTAAAGCCCCACTGGTAAGCCTTTTTGAACAGATCGTCATTGATCCTGTCATAGAACACAATCTCGCGCCCTAAGAGGTTCTTGAGCCTTCTGGTAGTCCTTATGCTGTATTGTATTCTCTCCTGACGCTTCCTGAGCCCAGGGAACAGCTCAAACACTATTCCTATGAATCTTTTTGCTTCAACTTCAGAAACATACTTGTCGTGAAAAGCCATGAGCTTAGTAGCTAAAGCTCTGGCCGAAACGCCATAAGCCGCTTCAGACAAAACCATAGAGGCTATTCTGAACTCAGCACTTCTGGGGTTTATAATCCCTACAGCTTTGTTAAATAGCGAAGCAGCTAAATGAGCAGAGATCGAATCTCCAGCGGAAATTAGTCTGATCATTCTTGAATCCCCTGAGTCCAAAGCAAGATACTCCTGCTCAAAGTTATTAAGCCTGATTTCTACAAACTCACACCCTTCGTCAGCGACTATGCAGCTCTTGGTTTTTCTAGGAAGCATCTCAAGGTCAAAGCCAGATCCGAAAGGATTCTTTGAACTCCCCCACTCTCCGAACTCATTATAAACAGCATCAAGAGAAAACCTGACTCGGCCATCCTGATCAAAGTTAAAGTTAAAATAGCTGTCTAGCTCAGAATTAAGCTTGCTGAGCTTTACTAAATCCTTAAGCAACTCCTCTTTTGGGTTTGACTTTCTGAGCTTAGCTAACGCTTCTTTGTTTACCGTTTCACTTCCGGCCTTGGTTGGAATCTTGATCCCGATCTCTTTAAGCATTTCTTTGATTTGCTTTGGTGAATTTATATTCACTTTTCTATCAAGCCTTTTTTGAGTCTGCTCATCAAACCTAGCCTGAATCTGCTCTATATCTCGCTCAGTATCTTTTCTTGCTGCCTCAAGCAATTCTGAAGAAATCTTCAGTCCTTCGTTGGTCATCTTCTGAGCCTTCTGAAAAAGCTTCATATAGTTCTGAAACATCGGCATAAGACCTCGCTGCTCCAAATCAGCCTGCATGTTAATCTTTGCTTCAAACGTCCCACAGGTGTCTTTGCAGTTATAGCTCAGATGATCTCTCCAGTTACGAACATTGTTCCAGTCCGAATGATCATCTTTCCAATAAGGCTGACGAGTATAGATTCTGCCTACATTATCCAAACCCTTATCAAGCGTAGGGTGAAGTAGCTTCATAGCCCACATGGTCTCAAAGCTTACGTTCTGAAGCCTTATTCCATACAGGCTAGCCCACTGAGATTCATACAAAGCATTTTGAGCAAGCTTCGGAATATCCGACTCAAGAACTTTAGCAATCAGGCTCCAGAGCTTATGGTATTGAGCAGGGGTGTATGAACTTGGCAGTACATCAATCGCTATGGCTTCTTTGGGGCTAATCGCAAAACCATGTGTGTTGACCAATCCTCTGCCTGTCTCTACATCTATTGAAAGCTCTGGAGCCTTTAAGACTTTGTTTTCTAAATAATCAACTATCTGTTCAAACGAAAGGTCAAGGCTGAGCAGAAACTTGCGATCTGGGAGCTCTAAGTTTTTGCTGTGGGACTCTGCTTTAATTCGTTGGCACCCGAAAGATATGTAAGCTTGAGACGCATAATCTCGCTGAACATACTCTGGGTGAAGGAGGGGAATCGCTTTCCTGTCTCCGAACTCAGCCTTGACTTTCAAAATACTACAATGTTGCTTATTTATGTTTTCTAATCCGGTAATAAAATTAAGGGCATGCTCGCCCAACGGAACTATAACATTAGCTCCAGAATCGTTTATAATCTTCTTGCAAGCTATTCGAGCCAACACTCTTTGATCTTCGTTTACGTTGGATAGGTTTAATCCTGGAGGCATAAAGGGATACATGACTGTAAAGGCATAGTCTGATTCAGGAACCCCAGCCCTGTTTAGGGCATTAACTATAAGTGATTTTCTTTGATCGTTTAAAACTACTCCCAGAGCGTTTTCGTCTGGTCTTAAGAAATCCGATACGAATAAAATTTTTATGCCTGAAAGACTGCCCTCTAACATTTAAGCCCCCGTAAATGTATTGATGAAAAAAAGAAAGCCGAAGTTAGGCGGGGTTCGGCAAACACCCTTTTAGCTCGTGCATCGAAGCTGCCTATAAACTTATTAGAACGGAAGCTTTAAGCTTTTAACAGCCTTAACTTCTGGATAGCCTGAAGGCGTTCCATCTTGGTTTTTCCCCTCAACCAAAGTGATGCTAATTTCAGAGCCAACTAAAGTTGACCAGTCAAAAGCTCCCCCTGCAAAGTCCTCATTCTTACAAGCTTTATATAAGCCTTTAAGCATCCCTGCGCCTTTACCAGAAAGCATAGTGTTATACCAAGCTTTATGGTTATTGAAGCGAGTAAGGTCGCCTTCAGCTCCAAAGATCGTGAACTCCCATTTGATGTAGTTTGCGCCCGAACTCTTAGCTGTCTTAAGCTCTAAGCCCGTTACTCGCGCTGAGTAAACTCCAGGAACCACTCCTGTTAATTCGACTGCTTCAGATAAATCCGGCGCTATCAAAAAGTTTTGTGGGATTGTCATGTTTTCTCCTTTGAGAGTCACTAAACTCTCGGTTGTTAGTAAGCATTATTGCTTATCTAAAATTATTTTAAAGTTACAGGAAGTATGTCTACACCAATCGGCTGAGTCATGTTCGGGTGATCATAGCCCTCAAACCTTAGGCTCAAATCCCCAGCGCAGATAATGTTTTCTATATGACTACCAAGATTCTGTAAGTTCGCATCAAGATCATGCTTCAGATCCTCATGCAAAGCTATTCCTGTAGCCATAAGTTCTTCTTTGGATCGGTAAATCATGTCGTAAGCAAGTAAGATCATGCGATCTTCAGCGTTCAGCCCATGAGTGTTTATCGGGTAGCGGAGCTTAGGGAATGATCCGATCATCTTGCCTTCACAATCTCAGCGTAGTTGGCTGGAATTTCTGGAGGAAGGCCTCTAGCGCTCTTACAAAACGGACTCTTAGGATCTGCCTTAGTTTGCCAAACGTGCTGACCAGATTGGTTCAGTTTAGCAAAATAAACTTCCTGAAAATATATCCCAAGCTTATTACTCATTTGTCCTGGGAACATGAGCTGATTCGTAATCACTCCAGTAGTTTCGTCCTTTTCTCTCATCGTATGACCGATTACAACTACGTTACAGTCCAAAGAAAGTATTCCTGTGATGATTTGCTTAACGTGAGTCGCAAGCAGGCCGTAGTCTGATTGAGAGTTCTGGTCGGCATTTGGTCGCTTGATCCCAAGCTGACTCACATATCTGTAATCCTCAAGGATGCTGTCAGCCATTGTGCTAATAGTATCAAGAACAAGAGTTTGAAACGGAAGCGGCTTGCCTGCGTTCTGCAAAGCATAGATGGCATTAAGGTCATCTAGGAACGCTTGCATGCGTGGTTTTCGTTTGCCGGCTTCGCCTTTGATCGGCATTTTTCCGTACTGAACAACAGAAATAGATTCCAGCACTTCTTTGTTCTTAGCATGAAACAATGCTGTAGATTCTATCTTATTGTCGAAGTCAGAGTAGTGCTTTATTCCAGGGAATGTTGAGGCTCCGATGCTTTTGCCCGATCCAGATTCTCCAGTAAGAAGAACCTTGACGAAGCTTGATCCTGAGCTTAGTTCGCTTAGTTTCATAGTTTTATTCCTTTGTTGTTTGAGTGAATCTAAGTTTGCATGATTTAGGCTTTAAGTCACTGACATAATTTAAGCATGACGCAAAACTGGACTATGGTGAATAATTATTCATTCCAAGAAACAATATGCGCATAAGTATTCATAGCCTTGACTCCACATAATTTATAATATGCTCGCACAGCTCTTTTTCGTCTCTCCACGCGCCATCCAGCTCGCTTAGATAACGCTTTATAGACCATTTCCATAACTTATTATTTTCAGTCCAGAACTTGTAAAGGCCATAAGCCTCACACGCTGCAATCGTTTGAAATGGCTCCTCTAGCGGTTGAAATTTAGCATGAATGTAAACCTCTAACTTAGCCCATAAGTATTGCCAAAAATAAGGCTTGCCACGTTTAGCGATTGTTTCGACTCCATGAAGTGATGGCGGTACAAAGTCTTTGCCTGTGATGTATTCTGTTTTTATTAAATCATTTAGTTGTTCGTCTTTTTTTGCTTGCTTTAAAAGTCCTACCATAAGTAACCAAGCCTGATCGCGGCTGAAATCATGTTTTGAGGCCACGCATCTTTGATAAATCGGTTCTTTTTTCTTGGCGGTCATGTCTTTAATAAAAATATAACGAGTAAGACTAACAGCCTGTGGATGCTCAGTAATTGCAAGAATTCCAGCTAAATGACTTGAATCTTCGGAATCGCTCGAGCCGTTAATGCAGGGGTAGCCGTATTCATCAAATCTCATTCGTTCTACTTTCTTTTACTTTCGTGCTATTTTTATGAACCTTATGTGACTTAGGTTCTATTTTTATACACTTTGCAGTATTATTAACTGCTTTTATTATACTTTTAAAGTTGGTGCGTTGTGATGGACTTGAACCACCACGCCCCTTTACAGAGACACAGATTTACAGTCTGCTGCCTTACCAATTCGGCACAACAACGCATGTTTATATTTTTAAAAACAATTCACTTTCTGTTTTTCTTCTCTTAACCAAGCCATTTAACTTGATCTTTTTACCTGTCTTGCTGTCAGTAGCGTAAACCCATTTATTAAACTCATTCGCAGCGCCTTGAAAATCTCCGGCGTTTAGTTTTTTCAAAAGCGTAGAGTCTCCAAACCCCTCTGCAATAGCATCCTCGTCTTTATCCAAACCAACATTGTAAGCAAATGATACCAACGCCCCAAGCTGATTGTCATTTATTTTTACAGTCACCATGCCTAAAATTTCTTTCTCAAGGTTTTCGATGTGCTGGTCTAATTGCCACTCAGCCTGCTCTCTAGTGATTCGATCTGTGATTTTAACCTTTTGCCTAGATGGATAATAAAACGTGGTGCCATACCCAATCGTGACCTTACCAGCACTACAATAGTAAGCCTTGTCTTTAAAGCCTTCGTAAAACTTAATGATTTCTTTAGCTGAGTTCATAAGTCACCAATATATTCACATTTAAACTCTTTTTCTTGAATTCCGTACATATAAAAATAGCCTTTTCTTTTTCTTCTGTATGGACTGAACCAGAACATATCAATCCAAGCATTATAATAAACATAAACTTTTTTACTCATGCGTTTCTCATCACCATACTTAAAAAATAAACGCCCATTCCTAAATTTGCAAACGATAATGTAAGTGAAATTGTTTCGGTCATTTTGATGCCTTTGTTAGTTGTTCTAGTTGCTTTTTTATCTCATTAGCTTTCCAGTCAGGGTCTTTAACAGTGCTAGGGTCTTCCCAATTTGCGTCGTCTGCATAAAAATCATTACTCTCTTTGAGTAGTTTGATTACAGCTTCCTGCGCCGCTAGTTTTACTTTCGTCTGACCAAGTTCCCAAGCTGCTTCTTGCCAGTTGTTAAAGGCTTTACTAAAATGTTGCTCTTGCTCTTTAACCCTCTGCTCAAGCTGCTCAACGGCGGTGTATTCGATTGCTCTAATACCTACTGTTATTTCACTCAAAAACGGCGGTAATGTTTCATACCTCTCCACGTTTATTTTCTCTTTTTCAGTTCCTAAGTCTGTTGGATAAATCCAAAACTCTCTCGGCTTATCTGTTTTCATTTTAATCCCCTAAGCACTTTTTACAAATTAGAGTGCCAATATATAGTTTTTCGCATATAGGACAATAGCCCCAAAAACTATCAATAGAAATTATTTTATAACTCATTTCACTTTCTCCATTTCTGAAACAGTTCTTTAATTTTGTTTAAGCATCTTCCGCAGTATCCATCTCCAATTATCCAATGAGGTTCTTTGCAGTTGCAGTTCATTTCACTTTCTCCATGTATTGTCGTCCAGCTTCAATAAGAGCATTTATCTCTTTGCCTACATAGCCGCCATATTTTTTAATTTGTATTTCTTCCCAGTCTATCCAGTTTTTTATCACACTCTCAGCCTCTTTAAGACGAGATTCAACAAAATCAATTCGCCCTAATAATGCTTTCTCAATTTCTTTGTGTGCATTATTCTCAGCCTCTAAACTCTCAATCTTCTCAGCTTGCTGTTGGAGTTTGGCTTTCATCTCTGATTCAAAATTTTCAAAAGCCTCGTGATAAACTTTACACAGTTTTTCATAATCAATTTTACCTGTATCGTCAGCGCACTTTTCCCATCCATTATCGTAAACGTGGTCAGCGTACGTCATGCTCATTTTAATACCTCAATATCTTTGGTCATTTCTTCTAATTTATCTCTCATGTCGTTTATTCTCCAATCACAAATAACAGAAGTTTTGTTTATTAAACCTAGATAACCATTAACAAAAATTAAAGCATCCTTGATCTTGGTAATATCACACTCAAGCATCTCTTTATATGCTGAAATTCCGGCGTCGAAAGCTTTATTACAAACATCTCCGTATGTAGGTGCTTCTATATGATTTTCACCGCCCATGAAACAACTAAGAGTCTTGTTTAGTTCATTCATAAACTCTGATTTCTTTTCTTCCAACTTCGATTTCATTTTATCTCCCTAACTTCTAGCTTTATGTTATGTGCCTGACTTAAAAATACTATTCTTTCGTCTATCATATTAAGAACTAAGCAAGCTTGTTCACAGGACTCTTTTTTATCAAACTTCCCCAAATCAATCGCTGGCATCATATAAACAAGCTTTCTGCAATACCAGCCGTTTTCTTCGTCGTAGTGTGGCTCGAATTGGTAGTTAGTCATTTAGAACTCCTTAATTTCTTAAGACAACGCTTGCAGGTTATGTTCTTTTTTTCTGCTGCAACTAAAATACCTTTATTCCAGCGAGTTCCGCATGGTGAAACAAAGTTGTGAACTTTGCTCATCTATCACCTCGACAGTTACTTTAGTTTTCTTGCCGACAAACTTTTGTAAGTGTTCGTTAAAAAATCCTGAACCTGTGCCCATAGGTGAGATAAGTTTTGTTTGATCGTTTTTTCTCCATTCACACTCAAACTCAAATTTATCAGGCTCGGTGTAGAAATCAGTCTCCATTAAATCGCAGAGCTTTTCGTCTGAGTTTTTTAATTCGCCAATTTTATAAGTGTAATAAGTATGATCTACCCAGTCTTTAATTAAAACCTGACCAACCATTTGCATTTTTTCAGTTATTATAAGTCTTTTGATTTCCTTACTCTCATTAACTTTCAGCGCCTCTAAAAATGTTAGCTTTTTCACATCATCCCCCTTGTAAAATGTCCTAGAACTAATAAAACCCATATAAGTATAAATAGCTTTGGGATTGGCTTCATTTCATCACCTCTCCAGATCCATACTTTCCTTCAAGGATATTTTTCTGCAAAGTCTTTGGAGCCTGACATACATCAAGGTACTGACAGCCTCCATAGGCTGCACACGGGTTCGGAGCTGTCATGGGGAAGTTGCCGGATTCGTAAGCCCCAATAAGCCTATAGGAAGCCTCAACATAGGCTGAGATCATTTCCTGATAGTCATCTTCAGAGATGGTTGTAAGCTGTCTTGCAAACTCTGATTTTGTTTTAGCAACCTGAATACCGTTGACTAGGAATGAATCGGTCTTAAGCCCCAAGATGTTGTTTGCAGCCCAGACGTAGCCTGTGTATTGATGATTAGGGCTGATTCGGTTATAGAAATCCTTACCCAAAGCCGCTGTAGTCTTGTGGTCTGAAATGCTTACCAAACCTGAGATTTTGTTTCTCAGCACTAAGTCAATCTGTCCGTGAAAGATTATTAGAACTCTGTCATCTTCATAAAGCTTTCCTTCCACAAGCTTTTCCACATAAGGCTCTCCGTTGTGATCTCGATAGACCTCCATGCCATCTTCAGCATAGTGCTTGAAGTAAGCTTTCAGGATCTTTATGCCATTAGCTAAGCTTCGCTTGTCATCATCTCCGAGCCATCTTAGAGGTTCGGCCGCTTTAACAAATTCCATAATGGAGTCCAGAGCGGTAGGGTAGGTTGATTCAGGGATCAATCCGCCAATCAAGCTATCGATCATTTTCGATTCCTTGTCTGTTATCTGCCGGCTTTGTTCTGGAAGCATATACCAGTGCTCCAGAGCCTTGTGGATGGCTTTACCAAAGGTCTGAGCTTCTGAGTCATCCTCATTGGTTAGCTTCATTAGGAGCCTGTACTGAGCTTTCCTCATGCACTCCTGGATTATGGCTAGAGAGCTGAAGTTCATCTCTATCCGATACTTTCCGTTTTCTAGTTTTTTTAGTTCCAGCATCCGCTTTTGCTGACTCAAGGGCTTGCTTGTCGTGTTCAATTCTGGAGTCGTTAAGATCATACATAATTCCTATCTTGCGTTTTTGAAACAGCATAAGGAGCTCTGTTTCGGTTAGTTTATATTCAGAGGCAAGCTTGGTAAGCTCGTCTCTAGTCAGAGTTTTAGAGTCTCTTGTGATTCGGATTGAGGTTTTTGAAGCTGTTCTACTGATGCTTACTCCCATGACTTCCTTAGACTGATTAGGACTTGAGGATCTCACAAGGGATTTAACAAAAGCATAGAAGCTTTCAGCATCATAGGAGCTGAAGGGCTTGCCTATGAGCCTACCCATCGTCACCTACTTCAATCACTACCTTAGGCCATTTAACGGGTTCTTTGGTCTTTACAGCTTGCTTGATAGCCTCTCCTCTGGCTTCCTCAGCAGAATCAAAAACATTTACTGCATAAAGCTTAGGAGTGTTAAGCATAGACTCGTAGAAATCCAGAAGCATGACTAAAAACTGGTTGAAATCAGCCTTTACAAGCTTCTTATCGCCCCTTCTGTAAGTTCTTTTCTTGTCTACCGGTGCTGACTCTAGGTGCTTGTCTATTCGTTCAATGGTGGACTTATAAATGCGTCTGGGAATATCTTCCTTAGGATCTCTTGCCATCTAAAGCCTCCAGTTTTGAAATTACAACAGTGGTTAGCTTGCCCTTGTCGACGCCTTCCATAATTTCAGCAGTTCCATGATCGTTAATTATTAGGGCACTTTTGAAAAGCTTTACCTTAACACCCATATAAATATGAGTCGGATCGTCTGACATAAGTTCTGGGTGTACTGTCATTTTACGCTCCCGCGTTTGTCTTTAGAGTCAGTGCTTCTGTGAGACCATTCTGGGTTGAAATACGATCTGATTCTGATTGCAGCATTTTGCCATACAGTAAGAATGGCTGACTCAGATAGTTCGCGCTTCATAGCTATGTTCGTTACCTGGCTTAAGCTATAAGTCTGCTTGGCAATACTATTCCGCTCGCAATAAATATGAATTGCTATTGTCCCGCAATACTCCATGCCAGGCTGAGTCTCGGCATAATTCTGTCCGATTCTGTGAAGGATCTCGTTAGCTTCCATATCCTTAGGCAGCTTTTGAACATCAATGCTGACATCGGCTCCAAGCTGTTTTCTTAAGGGTACTGCTTTTTTTGTTTCATTTACTGACATGACATGACCTTTCGGCTCTTATGAGCCTGGTTAATAGTTTGAACTGTAAAGCCTGCTTTACACTAAGCTTTTAATCTTCTGACTTCTTTTTCGGATTCAATTCTGGCCTCCTCGCTCAAGACAAGCTCCAACATGCGCTCTTGATCAAGCTTAGAGTCCTTTGAAAATATCCAGCGCTTGCCGGACGGTGTAGAAATCACCTCAATATAGCCCATTTCCTGAAGCACATGACTTAGCATAGAGACTTCATAGCCAAGCTTTTTGGCCTTAGTGCTGTATTTGGTGAAAACAGTCTTAAACGGAAGCCCTGTGCCCCATTGCTTAAACTGCAAGTTCAAATGAACTTTAATATCTTCACCAATTTTATTGATTTCTTCATTTATTGTTTTTTGAGTTAGTTCTGACATATCTTTTTATTCCTTAGTTGTTTGTATCGTTAAATCATTAAATCATCAGTTATGCAACACTATTTGAGATAATTCTGCCATAGGTCGGGGGAGGAGCTTGTTTTTTGGGCTTAGATGTGGCGTATGAAATAAAGCTCCATAGGATAAAATAAGCCATAAGGATCCCCAAAAAAACTGACATAGCATAAAATATCTCTTTAGTTTCCGGCTTCATAGGTTTTCAATCCTCGCGTCTAAGTCTATATCCTCCTGAAGGCTCTTAGCTTCAATCTTCAGATCCTCAATGAGAAGATCAAGACTGATGCCCTCTTGGGCGACCTGTTTAATCAAGACGTAATCAGGGCGCTTATGACCTAGCAAGATGTTAAGCCTCAGGTCTATAGCTTCGTACTTTGCTTCGTGCTCACGGATTGAAGCCCTGAGCGTATCAAGCCTTAATTGCTTATCCATTTATTACCCCCATCAGGCTCAGAGAATTTAGAGTTAAGAAAAGTAAAAGCAGTACAACATAAAAAAACACTTCTGCTTTGTCCATCGTTACACCTCAGCAACATAAAGACTTCGCAAGATGTGAGTCACGGACTGCCTTGCTTGCTTAGTCTTAAGGTTAAAATGTTGCTTCAGGCTTTCGACCATAAAGTCATAAAGACTCTGGTCTATAAGTCCATCGTTGACCTCATTTGTTGCTAGTATCTGAATTATTAGCTCTTGCTTGCTCATGTTGTTTTATCCCCCATATTTCATTTGATTTTTGTATTCAGTGTATCTCTGGTCTTCGATTGATTCTAAGTGCTCTTGATAAAAATCATCATACCTTGAGTCGAAAAAAGCTTGCATGGCTTCGTCAATCTCGGTTTGTTCTTGTGGCGTGAAATCCTCAAGCCTTCGCTCAATTCCTGATGTTTCATCATATATGCTTTCAATCCAGTAGTCCGAGTCATACCGTGAAAGCTTGAAGCCGATTGTAATTATCATCCGATTGCATAGCTCATTGGTTGAAAAGTGATTTGATTCATAGGTAAATTGATTTGAGTCTAGTTTTTTTGATTTCATATTTTAGCTTCCAAAAAAATGTATGTTTTTATCGTCACCTATATAAGCTTCACATTGACCAAATTTTTTAGATAATTCGGTCAGCTCTTTAGTAAATTGCATATTTTCACGATCCCAAAAGCCCGTTCCGTGCCCGTTTCTAGTCAGCCAAAAATCATGGCCTGCTTGCTCGTTATCCCAAGAGTCAAGCATTGAGGCTGCCTGATCTTGAAAAGATTCACAGTCTTTTTTTGCCTTAATGACAGCCTCTTTGGATAGATCCTCAAGACTGAAGTTATCATCCATCGGGTTGTCTTGATTATCTACACTAGACCACAGGGCGCATATTAAATAATGCTCAGTAAATGAATCTATTGATATTTCTTTTAATGTTTTCATCTTATGACTCACTTTCGTTAATGTTTTTTAATGACTCTAAAAACTTAATCAGCTCAGGAATTGACTCATCATTTAAGTCCATAGTGTTTGTCTGATTGCCTGAATAATCGCTCAGCTTGATACTGACTGTGGTTTTATCAGTCAGCTTGTTTAGTTGGTTTTTATAATAATTATTCATACTTAAGCCTCTCGTTGATTTCTTTAGTTTTGTTACTTAAAGACTTTTCAAGATTTAAAAAATTATCATAAAGTTCTCTATATGTTATCAAGTTTAAATCATTCATCAACATATAGAGTGTTTTAGCTCTTGATATATTTTGATTTAAAACATCAAGACGGCTAGCATTTTCAATCATTTCTAAAGAATGGTTTAAATATCTTTTAAAAATAGCTAGTTGTTCTCTGTTATCCATATTTTATTATCCTTTACTGTTTAAAATTTCTATCGCTATTTGTTCGAGTCCTTTGTAGTTGTTAGCGTCTAGTCCTAGTCTGTTGTAATAAATGTCACTCAGCCCGTACTGGTAAAAATATCCTTTTTCATGTTTTGAACAATTTACTATTGACGGGTGTTTGTTCTCCATTAAAAAAACAAATGCAAAAACACCGCTAAAGTCTGACAGATAAACACCGTGCTTTGATCTTTTATAAAAGCATGTTGCAGTTTTACTTGTAAAAAGTGAATCAATACATTCTTTATCGTTTTTAGCAAGCTTGACGCCGTTACTTAGAATAATCATAACTCACCTACACTCTCAAATGATCTGCAAACCTCCTCAGCAGTAAACCATGCAAGAGCATTTAAAACCTGTTGATGCTGCTTTGCTTTTGGTTTGCTACCGTATAAAGCTTCACCTATCTCATCAAGTGTATAGTCAGCTTTGCCTAAGCAGTTAAAAGACTGCACAAGCTCTAACAAGCCTGTTTCACCTATTGACTCGGAGGTCTCTTTTAATAGTTCAATGATTTTAGACCTATGCTTTAGAGCAAACTTCACAGTTTCGTGATAATAGATAAAATCACCGAATCCGCCGCTTATACCGTGATTGTTTACATCAGAATAAGACTCTTTGAAGCTTTCAAAGCCTCCGAACTGGCGAACTGTTGCGCGTATCAAGCTAGCGTCTATATGTGAAGCCTTAGTAAATTGTGTTAATGTCATCATTTTTATAATCCTTTGTTTTGTTGTTGTTGCCTTATGTAACTACAATAACTCTATCGGACAGTATCGTCAATCGCTAAATCATTAAATCATTCTTTTTTGATATTATTCTATTATTGTCTATTTTTGATACAGTTAGTTCTTATTCTTATATGCTTATTTCTTAAGCCTTATTAAATACTTAAGACTCTATGAGTCAATATGAGCTCTTTTGAGCTATTTTATTCTAAGGCTTTTAAACGTCTTATAATGAGACTTTGAGCCTTTTGGCGAGTCTTTATAAGACTGAACTAAATTCTCTCAGCCTTGAGGCTATTAGAGCTTATTAAGACCTATTGAGTCCTATAGCCTTAATTGATTTATTCCGGCTTAGAGCTCTTATATATATTAAACCTAAGCTTGCTTAAGCCTTCTTAAGCTTGCCTCAGCCTATTTCAGTCCGTTTCAGTTCGTTATATGATTTAAACTGATTTGAACTCTTTTAGTCTAAATTAGTCTAAAACAGATAACTCTAAACCCTTAACCCTGATTTAATCATTTAAATCATCTTTGCTTTACCCTAAAACCTTAAAACCGTTGGTCTAATGAGCGGGGGGTATATCTTATTAATAAAAAAAAAAAAAAAAAAATAATATATATAAGAAATTATGGTTTTAAAGTTTTTAAGTTTTAGGGGGTTAAAGTCTTGTTATTGTTAGTGACTGAGTGCAGAATAGAGGTGAAAAATAAGGTTTTAATGAAATATGGTTCTAAGGTGTATAGCTTATATCTGCTATTAGGTTCTTTTATATCATTCTGCATCATGCCTTATTCTTGGTCACATTCACTCGTTCGCTCAAACTATATTCTAGTGTGACTTATTTGCATCACTAGCTTACTTGTTGTTTACTTACTTGATAATCATTATCAACTAGCTTACTCAGTTTATCATGCACTCAGCTTATATTAACTCTCTTTATTATTCATTCAAACCAAATAAACTTTACTAAACAACTGGCACACTAAATGCCGGCAGAAATTCTCAAACCCCCTATATACGACTTAAGACTTAGAAAAACGGAAATGAAAATTCTAGGCACCCATCAGGAAATTTTGTGAAAATTTGAAGTTCTATACAAATATGAGTTTATATTAGCCTTTACTGAGTTTTTAATCCTATATATAAACAAGCTGAAGCATGCTGAGGTGAGCCAAGCAAGCTTAATTAACTTGTAAAAAATCATACTTATATTAACTTAAGCTTTTGCAGTTTTTTTTGAGGTTATTCTAACGAACTGAAACGAACTCCAAGCAAGCTACAGAAATACTTCCTGATATTGACTTGCAATCTCAACAAGCTTTAAATGATTTAATGAATGAAACTAATAAAGCTACTCCTGTGGAGTTTGAAGAAATAAGCCTTGATCCTGAAGCGAATCTACTTACTGACGAAACCATTACTCAGGATCAGATCAACGAAATGAAAATGCTTGGGATGCCTAAGCCGGAATCAGTTTCCTGGGAGCGCTGGCAGAGAATCCAGTCTGTACGCTCAGAGCATGAGCTGATGATTATGATGAAAGCTACTGGAAGCTCCAATGGAAAGATAGCTAAAGAACTTGGGTACTCTGATTCTCAGGTTTCTAAGATTCTAAACACTCCTGAGGTGAAGTCTAAGGTTTCGGCTCAGATCCATGACATTTATGGAGATGACGTTAAGCAGGCCATGAAAGCTAGAGCCATGAAGTCTGTTGAGGTTTTTGATGAAGTCTTAGAAAACGGAAAGACTTCTGAGAAGCTTCAGGCAGCCCAGTATATTCTTGATCATACTGTCGGCAAGGCTCAGCAGAATGTTCAGGTTAAAGGAGCTATCTTAGCTGACTTCATTGTTCAGGTAGAGCAAATGTCCAGAGATCAGCTACGAGACGTGAGTTCAAACCCTGAACTATTGACCAAAAAACCCCACAAGTTTGATAATGTTATTGAACAATTTGCTCCAAGTGATTTTGTCGTTGGAAAGAGGTCTGACAGTGAAAAACAAGGCGAATAAAGGTTTTATCAAAGAGCTCTCTAAAGCTCCTAAAAGCCCTAAGGCTGAAAGAAGTTCTTTTTCCTATTCAGACCCAGTGGTCACCCCTAAACGCATTAAATCGGTAGCTTTTAAAGCTAATAGCAGAGACAAGAAAACTTCTGCTGATTCTGATTTAGTCACTGAGCAATCTAAACATTTATCAAGAAAAGGAAGCCTTAATGGAAAGCAAAGTTAATGGTGGAAAGTCTAAGGAATTAGCATCCTACCGAGTGGATGTTTCAGCTAGAACTGCTGGAACAGTAACGCCTAATAAAGGCGGCTACAAGATAGCCGATACAAGCACTACGGCCAGAGTCGGAGATGTTTACAGAGCTGAATCTGGAACAGCAGCCTTGGTTGGGGTTGAGTGCCCTATCATAGAAGCTAACACTAATGATTTTACAATAGCCTCTAAAACTGCTCCCACGGCAGCAGATACTTTCTATATACTTAGACCAGTTACGCCTCGCTATGATTCTACTGGAGCTTCACAGGCCACAATAGACACCACAGGACTGGCTACTTCAGCAAGACAAGACACTCAGATCACTTCGCTTCAGCTTCTTGACGATGCTGTTAGCACTACCGGATCTGCCGTTCCTGCTAAGGGCTTTCAGGTTACTGGAACTGACGGAACCAATGCAAGAGCCCTTAAGACTGATGCTAACGGAGAGCTTCAAATTGATGTTTTAACGCTTCCAAGCGTAACTGTTGGATCTTCAGCCCTGCCTACTGGAGCATCGACTTTGGCTGAGCAGCAAACTCAGTCTACAGCTCTTTCAGCTATTCAGACAGCAGTTCAGATCATTGATGACTGGGATGAAACAGACAGGGCTAAGGTAAACCCTATAGTTGGTCAGGCTGGAGTTCAGGGCGGCTCTGGAGCCGTTTCTGCAAACACTCAGAGAGTTGTTTTGGCTACCGATGTTGCGCTTCCTTCTGGTACTAATAACATTGGTGACGTAGATGTTCTTTCTTTGCCTTCGATTCCGGCCGGCACAAACAATATCGGTGATGTTGACGTGCTGACGCTTCCTGCTATTCCAGCTGGAACCAACTTAATTGGTTATGTAGCTACTGCTTCTGGGTCAGGAAGCACCAATGCTTTAAGCAGGTCATCTTCTACAGCCCTTGAAGCCTCTAGGGTTATTAAGGCTTCTTCTGGCAGACTTCAGTTTATAAACGTAACCACAAGCAGAACTTCTGATCAGTATTTTCAGATCTTCAACTCCACGACTGTTCCTGCTGATGGAACGGCTCCAATTTATGCTTTTAAGCTTCCTGCTGATTCGACTATATTCATAGATTTGAACCCTATAGGTTCTTACTTTTCTACAGGAATAAGTGTTTCAAACTCTACAACTCTAGCAACCAAGACGATTGGTTCTGCTGATTGTTACATTACGGCGGAGTATTTATAATATGGGAGTAAGTTTAATAAAGGGGTTCAGACAGCCCACGGTTCAAAAGTTTACATCTGGTTCTGGAACATACACAACTCCTGCTGGAGCAAAATACATAAGAGTTCAGATGATTGGCGGTGGTGGCGGAGGGGCTGGCTCTGGTACTGCTGCTGGAACTGCTCCGACAGCAGGTGGAAGTACAACTTTCGGCTCAAGCTTTTTAACTTGCACAGGCGGTGGAATAGGTGATTTTGCCAACTATCGAGGCGGTAATGGCGGAACTGCAACAATATCCGCTGGAACTGGAATAGCTGTTGATGGCGGAGCGGGTGGCGGTACAGGACTGGTAGCTTCGTCAAACGCTCATTGCGGTGGTATGGGCGGTTCTGGTTTTTTTGGTGGAGCTGGCGGCGGTGGTGGAGTCAGTGATTCAGGCCGAGCCGCAAAAGCAAACTCAGGCGCAGGCGGTGGGGGCGGCGGAACAGGAACAACTGCTTCATCTCAAGCCGGACCAGGTGGCGGATCTGGAGCTTATATAGAAATTATTATTACAAACCCATCGGCATCTTACGCTTATGCTGTTGGAGCCGCTGGTAGTGCGGGCGGAGCTGGAGCTAATGGTTTTGCTGGAGGCGCTGGGGCTGAGGGAGTTATCATCGTCACGGAGTTTTACGGATAATGGGCTTATTTCATTGGTTAAAAGAGCATTTTGAGATTCTAACAATAGGTGTTGGTGGTGTTGCCGGGGGAGTTAAGGTTTTGAGCACTCAGGCTGATCATGGCAGAAAGATCGATAAGCTTGAGGAGTGTCACGAGCAAGTTAAAGAAGATTTAAGCGAAATCAAGGGCGACATCAAGACGCTTTTAGAAAGAACAAAGCACTTATGAAATATATAATAGCTACCCTGATTTTAAGTGGATATGTTGCTGAAAAAGTGAACCTAAAAACGGTTACAGTTTGCGAAAAGAATGTTTGCTATAAAACAAAAAAAGCTTTGTGAGAAGGATTGAATGAAAAAAGAATATCTTTTAGCGATTACTCCCTTTTTGGTCATTTTGCTTTCTTGGGGATTGTTTTATAAAAACCAAGAGATTGCGGCCAGCATTGTTGTTGTCATTTATCTTGGGTTTGTTTTTGGCTTTGATAAGGTAAAGATAAATCTAAAGTCTAAAACCATAGAGATCAAAGATGAATCTAAAGATTGAGCTGCTTAAGGCTCTGTGTTTTATCTTAATAGGCGCATGGCTTGGAGTTCGCTTCATGCCTGAGCCAAAGCTTCCTGAGGTTTCTGTCGTTCAGCAGCAGGCCGCTAAATGCAAAGCAGTAGTTAAGAAGGAAACCAAGCCTGATGGGAGCAAGTCTGAGGAAATTTCTTTTGAGTCCGATGCTGTTCAGAAGCAGGAAGTTTTGATTTTACCAAAAAGTAGTCCTTATGAACTGTTTGCTGGTATAGGGACTGATAGGAAATTTCAGGTTTCTGTTAAAAAAGACAATCAGCTACATGAGCTAAAATCAGATGGCAACAAAAACCATGTGTATTATTTTAGTTATAAGGTTCTTGACATAAATCTTTAGGAGACCCTTTGGTTGCTTTTAGTAAATTTGATTCATTTGTTGAAGGTTTAGCAAACAAGAATCACAATCTTGGTCAAGATAATTTGAAAATAGCTCTAACTAACTCGTTACCAGTCAGAACCAACTCGATTCTTGCCGATATTTCTCAAATAAGTGAAGGAAATGGGTATGTTTCTGGAGGTAAGAACGTAACAATAACATCATCTACTCAAAGTGGAGGGGTTTATAGCCTTGTTGGAAGCGATGTTGTCTTTTCTGCGTCTGGAGGGTCTATATCTTCCTTTAGATATTGTGTTTTGTACAACAACACAACAGCAAGTAAGGATCTTATTGGTTGGTTTGACAATGGACAGACCGTTTCGCTTCTTGATGGTCAGTCTTTTAGGATTCAGTTCAATTCTGGCTGCGTTTTGCAGCTAAGTTGATTTTGTAATATATTTTTTGACCATGTATTATGGTGTGAAGTATTATTTAACTTATAGGAGATATTATGGCTTTAGCTTTTTCGTCAACAGTAAGAAACAACATGCTTGATCAGATCACTTCGGCGGTTGGATCGTCTGGTTTTCTTCGTATTTATGATGGATCAAGACCAGCTACGGGTGGAGCAGCGACCACTTTGCTTGCGGAGCTGACCTGTAACGCTACTTTTGCTCCAGGGGCTTCCGGTGGTGTTTTAACGCTTAACGCGATCACTCAAGACTCATCTGCAAATGCAACAGGAACGGCTACATGGTTTCGCATTGTTACATCAGGTGGAACATTTGTTCTTGATGGAAGCGTGGGGACTTCGGGTTCGGATCTAAACCTTAACACGACTTCAATCGTTTCGGGTGCAGCCGTATCGGTAACATCATTTACGATTACAGCCGGAAATGCGTAGGTCGTAAATGGCTGATAACATCACGCTAAACGCCGGATCGGGCGGATCGGTTGTTGCCGCTGACGATATTTCGTCGGTATGGTATCAAAGAAACAAAATCACTTTGGGAACTGATGGCGTAAATGATGGAGATGTAAGCTCCTCAAATCCAATGCCTGTAGCTATACTTGATGCAACGGTTACTGGAAACATCACTACTCAAAACTTAGTTCCCGCTGGAACAGCAACGGCTAACTCGGCCGTATTGTCAGGAGACCTTAAAGGATTTGGAGCGGCAACAGTTCAGGTTACTGGAACATATACCGGAGCGCTGTCTTTGCAATACACTGTTGATAATTCAACATGGGTTACTAACAATAACGTGCCTGCAATGATGGACATAAACGGTGCATATCTTTCTTCGATAAACTCAGGTAACACTGGAATTTATTTCTTAAATGTTGCGGGTGTTCGTCAATTCAGGATTACTGGACTGGCGGCTATGACAGGAACGGCCACAGTTACGATCCGAGTTAGTAATGCCGCTGGTATGCCGATTACTCCTGCCAACATAAGAACCACTACCAATCAAATTGGTGGAGTGACGATAGCTTCTGGAAACGGTACTGCAACGGCTGGTTCGCAACGAGTAACGATTGCCTCTGACAACACAGCCTTTACCATTTTGGCGACTGGAAATACGGCTGACGATTCTCCTGCATCTGGAAATCCTGTACCTATTGGCTTAACAGCAAGGCAAACCAACAGAACGGCTGTTGGCGATGGTGATGTAGTAAGACAGGCTGCTGATGATATTGGTCGCGCTGTAGTAGCTATTGGTCAAGTAAGAGACCTGATGGTTCATCAACACACTCAGATAGCTTCAACTGCGGCAGAAACCACTGTTCTTTCTGCGGGAGCTGCGGGAGTTTTTCACGACATAACTCAAATTGTTTTAACAAACCAAACAGCGACAGCGGTGAACTGTACGCTTAAGGATGCTACGGCAGGAACAACAAGAATGATTATTGCTTTGGCCGCATCAGGTGGTGCGGTGATTCCGTTTAGCAGACCAATGAATCAGGCTGCCGCTGCAAACAACTGGACAATTACTTTAAGCTCGGCTGCCGTTACCGTAAACGTATTTGTGCAAGCAGAGAAAAACGTATAGGTGAATTATGGCTGATACAAAAATTAGTGCATTAACAGCGATAGGAGCATTAGCGGCAGGAGATAAAGTACCTGTTGCCGATGCTGATGATTTAACGACAACTAAATCAGCGACAATGACTGATATAAAAACATATTTCGATACATTGGCGTTATCGTCTGCGAACATTACTGCTCTCCCTGCGGCTGGTACGGTCGCTGGAACTGATACTCTACCAATAAACCAAACCGATACGGCTGGCGAGGTAACGGTAAATCAACTAAAAACCTATATTGGTCCAACGCTAATTTCTGGGAATAGTGGAACAGTAAATGCTCAAGCGGCACCATCTGAAACATGGCAAGTGCTAACTTCAAATGCTGCGGCAAATGCTACAACAGGTATGGTGACAGTAATGACTTCATCCACTTTAGCTGCTGGAACGTACTGGTATAGATATGACATTATAGCTCAATCATCATTAGCAACAACCTCATTAAAATTTGCGGTAGATGCAACAGGAACAGTTACTAGACATTTATATAGACTATTATGGCCTTCGGCTGGTGTTACGGCAGCGACAGGCGTTGTCGATCAGGAAGCTCCTGCGGTTACGACTGGTTCGGTTTATGCTTGGCAGGGAACAAGGGTTGATAATACTACTCTTGGTCCACAAACAGACGTAGACACCATCAATGCCGATATTCATTTTGTTATTGAAGGGATGCTCACAACGTCAACATCGGGAAACTTACTGTTAACTCATGGTTCTGAAACCGCCAACTCGACTCAAGTAATGGCTGGAACTTGTTTGCAGTTAAAAAGAATGGCTTAATATATGGCATTTAAAATACTAGACGAAAATGGAGTGGACGCTTTGTTACTAGAAGATGGTACAGGGGTTATTTTATTGGAAGAATTTGTGGCACCAGATAGTGTTCCGAACGCTTTAATGATGATGGGTATAGGGGATTGGGCTGTTTTGTTTTTGTTTATTCTTTTGTAAGGATGCTTAAATGCTTTTACTGCAAGAAAACCTTAGATCAGAAGCAGCAACAGGCACAGTAAGCGTCACATTAGATAACTTCACATCTTCGGCAAGCGGTACTGAAATAATATCAGGAAGTTCTGCTCAAACATTAAGTGATTTTTCTTCTTCGGCCTCTGGCTCAGAGATCTTTACTGGGTCGTCAAGTCAAACCATAGCTGACTTTGTTTCGTCGGCCACTGGAACTGAGACCTTCTCTGGAACAAGCGCTCAGACTCTTGCAGGCTTTACTTCCAGCGCGTCTGGACTAGAAACCATCTCTGGTAGCTCTGCTCAAACATTATCAGCGTTTAGCAGCTCTGCAAGCGGAATTGAGACCATAAGCGGATCTTCTTCTGGGTCTCTATCTGCCTTCACTTCTTCTGTTAGCGCTTTTGAAACATTCTCTGGATCTTCGGCTCAAACAATTAGTGACTTTGTTTCGTCTGCTTCGGGAGTTTTTGGCGATGAGGTTTCTGGAACTGCAAATGTTATTCTTGTTGATTTTAGTTCAAATGCAACTGGAAGCTCTGTTGCTAATGTTACTGGAACAGCCAGTCCAGTTATGGATAGCTTTGGTTCTTCGGCTAGCGGAAGTGTTTCTATTGAGTATGTTCTGGATGCTGCATCTGGAGGATTCTCTTACTCTGGAAAGCCTTATGAGTTTAGCATATCAAAAAGAAGATTGAATTATGGAACCGTAAAGTATTCAGGAAGATCAAAACTAAGGAGATAATTTGACAGACATAACGGCTTCAATAGAAAGATATATTTATTATAAAAACAACAAGTGGGCTTTTCTGACCCAATGCTGCTACACCAAAGATGAAGTAAATGTAAAAGATCCGATTAAGCTTATGCCTGACAAGGAATATCTTGAACTTTATGCTACTCTTTGGGAGCGTTATCCGCTTTTAGCTATTCCAAAGACTCGTCGTATGACGTTTTCATGGACTACAATATGCCTATATCTGCATGATGCTATCTTTAACAGAGTTAGGAACTTTGCTTTCGTTTCTAAGAAAGAAGATGACGCTGATGACTTAATCAGAAGGGCTAAGTTCATATTTGACCACATTCCTGAGGACAAGATTCCGAGAGCTCTGCTACCTGAGTGCGAATACAAGTTCAATCATCTTAGCTTTCCGAGTCTTGATTCTAAAATCAGGGGCTTTCCTCAGGGAGCAGATCAGCTTCGTCAGTTTACGTTTTCTGGAATCTTTGGGGATGAGTCAGCTTTCTGGGATCAGGCTGAGGAGTTTTATTCAGCAACCTTTCCTACAATTGATGGTGGCGGCCGTATGACTCTGGTTTCTTCTCCAGCTCCAGGCTTCTTTAAGCGTTTATGCTTTGATGCTATGGACGTACCAGGTGACATTAACGTAACTGAGCATCAGCCTAACTACACTTCTCCTATGCAGGGTGTGAGGCTTTGGAAGAACAAGAAAAACAGATTCTTGGTTCTTGAGATTCACTATACTGCCGATCCAACTAAGCGTGATCCGAGCTATAAGGAATCGATTAAAAACTCTATGCCTTTGCCCAAATACCTTAGGGAATATGAGCTTGAATGGGACACCTACTCTGGTCAGCCTGTTTATCCTGAGTTCAATCAGAATGTCCATGTTGTGCATGATGAGCCTAAGCCCAGCTTTGGGCTTCCGATGCTGATAGCTTGGGACTTCGGACTCACTCCTGCTGCTGTTGTTGGTCAGTACGAGGGCAACACTCTTTATGTGATGAAAGAGTTTACCGGAATAAACATTGGGGCTGAGAGATTTGTTCCTCAGGTGATTGCTCAGCTTAGGCTGCTTTATCCTGAGTTTTCTGATCTCAAAAAACACTGGAAATGCTGGGTCGATCCATCTGGGTTTAACAGAAACGACAACGATGAGCGCAGAACTGCCGATACTGTTGCTAAAAATGGCTTCAATCCGATGCCTGGAGGGATAACTTGGGAAGGCAGAAGGCAATCTGTAGCAGATTTGCTCTCTAAGCTTGACAAAGGGCTCCCGACTTTTCAGATTTATGAAAAAGGCTGTCCAGTTTTGGTTAAAGGCTTTAAAGGCGGCTACCATTATCCTGACAAAAACATGGAGATAGCCCCGAATCAGCTACGACCTGTGAAAAACGCTGCATCTCATCCTCACGATTGTCTACAATATATTTGCGGTGGAATAAAAAGCATTAAGGCTGATTATGGCTTTACTATTCCTACGCCTTCATACAGTAAGGACATGAGAAATGGCAGAACAAAATACTGAGTTTAAAGATAGCGACCTGATAAATTATTTAGAGAATTGTAGAAAAGAAGCTTCTGAGGCTAAACGAGACCGAATGGACAAGAATCGAGTCAATTTCGATGCCTACCATTTGCGTCAGGATTGGTCGCACAAGCTTAAGGGGCAAAGCCGAGAGTTCTTGCCTAAGGTTGCAACTGCTGTCGAACAGAACGCCAATATGATTCAACAAGGCCTGCTTGATTTAGGGAAGTGGTTCAATGTCACGCCTCAAGCTGGCTTAAATGAAGATATGATGAGTATCAAGCCAAGTGTTATCTATAATCTTCTTGAGCGTCAGCTAAGCAAAGATGGGTTTGTTAAAAAGACTGGAGATATGCTTAAGCTTGGGATGCTTGGGGGTTTGATTATTGTTAAGGTGGGCGGAAAGTACGTCAATAAGCCTAAGTTTGTGGTTGAGCAAGAAGTTAAAAAGGGAAAATACTTCAAAAAGCTTATCAAGAAGGACTTAAAAGCATGGCAGCTTGATATTCAGCTTATCAGGCAAGAGGACTACTACCCAGACCCTACGGGAAGAAGGCTTTATGAGGCTTGCGATTTCTACATGGATCTGCACGAGGTTAAGAGACTTGCTGAAGGTGACGATGCCATTTATGACATGAAGGCTGTCGAGCAGCTTGCTGGGGGGCTTGATTCCACAGGCCAGAGTCAGGAATGGGCTAAGTCCAGAGAGACTGATCAGAATGTTGCTGGGGGCGGGTACAGAAAGCAGATCAAGATCACTGAGGTTTGGGGTAACGTCTTGGACTCAGAAGGAAACTTGGTTTATGAAAATGTAGTCTATACCGTTGCTAATGATCGATTTGTTATTCAGAAACCTACTCCGAATCCTTACTGGCATCAAGAAAGTCCGTTTGTGACTGATTCTATTCTCTCGGTTCCTCATGCCGTTTGGCCTAAAGCTATGATGGATGCAGCAACAAGCTTGAACTTATCTGCTAACGAAATCTTTAATCTCCTGCTTGACTCTGGAATTGTTTCTGTTCATGGGATTAAGCAGCTTAGAAAAGACTGGTTAGACGATCCTTCTCAGGTTTCTAACGGTGTTGAGCAGGGCTCTACCTTGCTTGTAAACTCATCTTGCCCTCCAGGTCAGAAGGTTTTGGAATCGGTTTATACCGGAGGCCAGCCGAATGAAGCTATGAACATGCTGAATGTTGTTAATCAGGAGTCGGCTGCTGCTATGTTTACGAGTGAGATCCGATCAGGCGGGGCTGATATGAAGAACATCAGAGCGACTGCTGTGGTTGAGAACTCTCAAGCTCTTAACAACATGGCTTCTGGAATGATTAAGAACATTGAGGGTGATGACAACTCTGGGCTTATTACTCAGATTCTTATTAAGGCTTGGAAAACTATTGCTCAAAATATGGACGATCTTGACAGTGCAGAAGTTAAGGCTTTGATAGGAGAAAAAGAGGCTCGTAGGATTTTAGCTATGGGTCGTGAACAGGTTTTTGTTGATACGGTTCAAAGCAGCAGATTTAGAGTTTTCGGAATCTCGGCCGTGATGAATAAGATGAAAGATTTCACAAAACTTACTGCTATGATGCAGACTATTTTTTCCAACCCTATGCTCACAGAAGCGTTTCTTAAAAAATACTCTATTCCTAAGTTTCTGGACGAGATTATGCTTTCGCTTGACATCAATACCTTTAAGCTTGAAGCTGATTCAAACGAAGGTGGAGAACTGACTGAAGAAGCTGCTCCAGCCCCTATGGGCGCTGACGTAAAC